CTTTAGTGATGCGTTTTGTTCCTTATATATCTCTTTCATTTGAGCATCTGTATATTTTTCTGAATCTGTTTTTATTTTCTCTATTAATTCTCTATACTGTTTGTTCATCTGTAGCATCACCACTATTTAGTAAGTCATTTCCAATACTATCAGCTTTACTTTCTTCTTCAAGTTGTTTGATTTCCGCTTCTGAATCAGTTATAAAGCTAAATTGTTTTAATCCTGTTTTCTTAGATATAGGATATTGAGACAAAATATTCGCCATCATTAAATCATCTGTCGGTATCATTACAGTTAATTTAATATCAATATCAGACACAAAATATTCTTTTTTCTGTGTAATCATTAAGTATTCAAATATAAAGCCTAATCTTATTTTAATACTATCTTGCATGGCTTGAACGTTGTTAACGCATTTCTGTTCTAACCCTATAAGCCTATTCCTAAGTGCTAAACTAGAAGTATTACTTGCTAATTTATCATTGTGGTTAATATGCGAGGTTAACTCATACATATTTTCTTTTAATGTATTTAAAGTATTTTGAACAAAAGTGTCATTAAGATTTTTAATAAGCCATTCAGCATTGCCACCCACTGGTAATTCCATTATTGCCTTTTCTTTCATTGTATCGGCTGCTGCTGGATCATCACCTAAAGTTGTACCTATTAATTTCAAATATGCGTTTCTGAAATCACTAATTTCGTTTACTATATCCGATTCTACGGTCTCATATCCGTCCTGCGCGCCTTTTATGTTGTTATAAATGCTTTCGTAGATACTACCCATATTACAAGGTGCAACTGGCACTTTGCTAAATATATTAGGTTTTGCAGGTATGCTACTATCTATTGCAAAATCTGTACCATCTACAATATAGTGATTAACTCCCTCAATGTCATAAACATCAGCAAATACATCATCTGTATTGAATTGTTTCTGATAAAATCTAATAAATAATGTTACATTTCCAAAATCGTCTTGTAATAAATAACTGTCTTTAGGAGTACATACCATACTGTGAATTAAGCCATCAACTTCACTTGTATAAAGCAATTCGTAAGATTCACTAAATATTAACCCTTGCTTACATACATTTTTGTCATGTTTTTCACTCCAATGAGCGGTACTGACCCTTATATCTTCAATAACGTTTTTATTAGCACTAAAACTAGAATATGTAATCTTATTACCGCAAACATAGCTAGCTTCTTCTATGACGAATTTCTGAATCATATTATGGCTTACTTTATTGTTTGCCCTGCTAGTAACTAGCTGGTAATTTTCTAGTGCGTCGGTAATTCCGTTATAGTACGACATCATTTTATTATAAGTTATAAGTTTCTTGTCGTAATCCTCTTTGCATTGTGTCAGCAACCCTAATTCAACCATTTTCATCAACTCCTTTTATACTCCTAGTAATTCTCTGTTGTAAAATTTAACCTTTTTAATAATTTCAATCGTTTGTACGTCGATTGTGAACTGGCTCAAAGCGTCAGCGAAATCGTCATGCATGGTAAACTTCTGACCGCTAAATTCAAGCAACTGCTCGACTGGTTTTTTATCTTCTTCATTAAAGATAATTTGCCCTGTATTAACTGGGTCTATTATTGTAGCAATCTTTTCATCTTTATTGGTTTTCTGCATTTTATTAATAAATGTAAAATTTCTACTTCTTAATTCAGCATCTAAAGCAATTAATTCTTGTAATTTTAAAACATCAGCGGACATATACAAGTTTTTTTCTATACTTATATGTGTTATATCTTTATAAGCCTTTAACATTTCAATCATTTTATTACATAAGTCCGTAAAACTTAATTTTACTAACAACCCTTTGCGTATATATGTAAATCCGTTAGCATTGCAAATTGAGCCAACTAGCATAGCTGAATAATCGCTCTTATCGTTAACGCTTGAAGCAGGGTCACATTGTAGCATTGTCTTATCAAATATATGGCTCTCAATGTCCACTACTGACTGCGTGCGTGTACTCTTAAACCATCTATTACCGACATTCTGACAATCACACATAAGTTCTTGCATAAATGCGGTGCGCTTAGTAAAAAATTTCTGCGCTAACTTATCACACTCGTACTTTTCCCAAATTGTAGGGAATATCATTTCTTGCCTGTATTTTGTATAATATTCTTTTAGTAAAATGTCTTTATCTTCTTTATCTAATTTATCATTAAACAGTAATTGCTTGTAATGTTGCCAGTATTCATTATTATCAAAATAATCATCTACTTCAAAATCTACAACCTTTCGGTGAAATACTTTAAAGGTAACATCCTCGCTTACTGTATTAATAAAATCTGTAGAACTTAAAGGTGTACCGATAACTAAAAATTTACTAGCACTTTTGATTTTAATACCATCCCTAATAACTTCTGTGTCTCCAACCTCTGCTATTTCCTTATAAAACTTATTAAGTACCTTTTCTTTTGCTCCATCATTCAATACATCATCTTCTGACAAAACATCATCCAGTATAATACACGCTGGTCTTACTATTCCAACAACCGAACCATATGTTGTACCTCTTACACTCGAACCCCAGGAGAAAGCCTGTATTTTAGTATTGTTAGTTAATTCTAATTCTTGTTTATTAACTGTACGATCACGTTTATTGAAAAAGTCACCAAACGCTTTAGTAATATAAGGATTTTGCAACATCTTTTTAGTATCAGCAATGAATTGCACACTGTCGGCTTCTTTATTCCCAATAATTATGCTATAGATTGACCTTTTATAAGCGTGTAGGTAGGTTGTAAGAGCTTTGTTTATAATAGTTGACTTAGAACACCCACGAGGTAATATAAACTCTTCTCTATCCCATAAATCATCTATAAACATCTTTTGTAGTTGTTCCCATATTTCTAAATGTACTGGTGCAAGGTTTCTTGCTAAATTGTCTTCTTTAGGTACGAATGTATTCTGTAGAAAATACAAGCAAAAGTATTCAAGACTTCTTTTGCCTATCGAGTATGAAAGGCCATGAAATCCGAATAAATTATTGCTATTATCTTGCATTATTTGTCTAGCTTTTGTTGGATATAACTTTTTAACATATTTATATAATAGCGTTTGATTTATTGTATCTTCATTCATGTACTCACCACCTTGTCACCTCTAAAGTAATTTAATTTTAAGACATTTTTCGTCATTTCTTGGATTTATTCCACCATAATGACACCGTTGCATTCCATCATTAAATACACAATACTTTTCAGCGCATTCAGAAGCATCTTTAGCGTTTTCAACAATTGTATTTTTACTTGGTATAAATTCATGTTTCCTTAAACTAATATCTCCACAATTTTCACATTTAGTAATATAATATTCCATTTTTTACACCCCTTATGTATTAGTAGTTTTATGTTTAAATAATAACTGTATGTTTTGAGTTTGTTCGTCCATGTATTACCTCCTAAAAGAAAAACACCCTATTAAGGTGTTTCAAAGTCATTCACTAGTTTATAAAATGTAGTTTTCTTTAAATCTAATACTTTAATAGTATCTTTAGCGGTTAAATCTCCACTTTTCCACATCTTATAATATTTATCAAATTCTTTAGGGTATAAAATAGGTTTTCTACCTTTATATTTATTATCTTCTTTTGCTATTGCTATTCCCTCTGCTTGTCGGTCTTTTATATAGTCTCTTTCAAGTTGTGCCACCGCACCAAACATTGTAAGCATAAACATTCCAGTAGGAGTGGTCGTGTCTAAGGCTTCTTTTAAGCTAACAAATATAACACCCTTGTTATTTAACTGTTCAACAAGCTCGATAAGGTCTTTGGTGTTTCTGGCGAATCTGCTTATACTATCTACTATAACTTTATCCCCAGTTTTTAGGATAGCCATTAAATTATTTAAAACTGGTCTATCAACTATTGATTTTCCGCTAACCTTTTCCATATAAACATTTTCAATAGGTATATTATATTCCTTTGCCTTGACTTCTTGTCTCATTGTATTTTGTTCTTTGCTAGAAACTCTAATATAAAAGTATGTTTTCATATACATTCCCCCTCACTTCACTATATGTAAATTATACCATAGTGTTCGCTTAGAGTCAATATATTTATTATTATATTATGCTAATTCTTATAACCCGAGGATTTTTTAACTCGATAGGCAATAGCCACATTCTCAAATCGCTAAATGTGTTCGTTAAATAGGTTTTTAGTCTTTTTATCGATAATATCATACTTTTCTACTGTTATACTTTAATTATTTTATGTGGGAATACTTCTTTATGGGTAAACCTTTAGGGTAAAAATATTGTGAAAACCTTTGGGGGTAAAAATATTATAAAAAATTTGTGTTGTCTAACTGGGGCTATCCTGGCATTTCTAATTTAGAAGGTGGCGTACCCTAACATTAACACTATATATAGCAACGTTCATTTAGAGTTGTTATTCTATACGAACATATTATGTATAACTAACACTAGCAATAGCCACATTCTCATCATGATAATCTATGTTCATTTAATCTACACTCTATTCGGTCACGTCTTCGGTATCCATCAAGCCCTCTAGTACATCCGTATCAACTGTACCATCCTCTCTCGTATCATCAAGCGTAAGCTTAGTTGTATTAGGTACTGTCTTATTGAGTAGTGCTAAGCGTGCGTCTAAGCGTACCTTCTCTGATACTGCATGTTCAGCCAACCACACTATCCCTTTGATGTTTGTGGGTGCGTATGAGGCTACTGACTGTACGGTGAGGGATATAAACTCTGTCACACACTTGTCGAGCTCTGCCTTAAACTCCTCTTTCTCCATCCATAAATATAATGTCTGTCTACTAACACCAGCGTATATAGCAGTATCAGTAACATTCTTACCTATTGACCTATACTCTACTGCCTTTAATTGTCTATCATCAAGCATCTAATCACCTCCCTATTATAGTTGACACTCTATATCTTATTACCTTATATTGTTAACCTCTCTTATAACTGCTTATCATAGAGAAATTTTACACTTTTGTTTTTGTTCTTGTTGATTACTTCTATACCTTCTATATCATGTCTTACTGTTAACTCTGGCTCTTCCTCTAACTTCTCTACTCTTGTTATTAGATTTATCAATGTATCTGTTATACTCTCTGTTGGCTTGTAAGGTTCAAGCACTATCCCTGTTTTATCAATTCCAACCGCCTTATGTACTCTATTAGGTTCTAAGTCTACCTTTGTACCATCTTCGTATGTCCACTCTTTATTTATATACGCTATTGTTTCACCGTTTAAATTTGTTGTTATCATTTTACATCTTCCCC